GTACTCGTACACTTTGAAAAGAGTATCCGCAATAGATTGACCTGCTCCTTCATTATTTTCTATAATTATAAAAGCAAAATTGTACCATTCTCCCCACTCAACTAAATATTCTGGCATTAAAAGATAATCTATTTGTATTTGCCCTGCCGCAACTTGTTCAAAATTCATATCTGTAATATCTAAAATATTTACAGCAAATGCATCAATACCATCTTTTGAAGGGTCAACAGAAAGAATATATTTATGACCTTCTTGAGGCTTTTTATAGACTTTTAAACCAGGGGTTATTGTATTAATAGGCTCTTGTGATTCTAACGTTTTTAATGTGTCAGATGATAAAATAGTATATGATGAACCTATAAAGTCATTTCCGTAGTTTTGGTTAAAATATATTTCTCCGTGTTTTCTAATAATTTCATTTTTAAACACTTCTGGGTCTTTAATGTTACCTTTAGAATCAAATCTTGGAACATCTTTCCAATTGACTTCAAATATTTTATAACCATTTGTATTTTTCCTAGCACCAGATACCATATGATAAAAGAAATTTTGGCCATTTGCCGTAGAAAGTATGATTTTTTTCTTAAAAGATAAACCAGACTGCGAAGGGAAAATTGAGTCAGAAAATTCTTGCCAAATAGTTGGTCTGATAAACGCTGCTTCATCACAAACAAGAACAGAAATAGTGAATCCTCTAAATGAGTCCTGACTAGGCACATCTGTTAAAATTCTCATTTGATTTTCGTTTTCTATTGAACCTTTATTCCAAGTTATAGTACCTAACTGCATCCAAATAGGTAAAGCAATAATAATATTTTTGGAATTAGATAAAAATTCTCTTGCCATTGGTCCTTTATTAGCGACTATTCCAATGTTCATTTCTTTAGAAAAATTATAACAGTGTGCAAGATAAATTGCTGTACTGACAGATTTACCACTTTGTCTGGGCATAAGTCCAATGTTATCTTCATTTTCATCAGGTAGTATAGAAGCAATAAAATCTTTTTGATAATGTCTCAAATCAGGAAAATTTACACCTTGTTTAGTCTTAATCTTAACGTAGTTGTCCATAAAATAAAATATGTCATTCATACATCTTTCAATTTCATCTTCGTGAATTGAAGCAATATTAAGTTTAGTAAATGGTTTTTTTAAATTTCTATTTCCGTTTTGTGAAACTCTGTTGCCAAAAGCATCAAGATAATATTGATCATTGTCTTTAGGCAAGTCAAGAATATTTAATGCTAGCTGTTTACCTTGATTGCCATGACTTCTGAGAGCCTCTAATAATTCAAAAGTTATTTGATCTTTGTTATTTTTGAAGTACGTAATTTCGTCTTTTGTTAAAATTTCCATTTTTAATCCTTGTATAATTTAATCATTGCTTGAATCTTTTTATCTTTAAAATCAGATGTATCCATAAGCAATTTAACTTTTACTGCATCTGGCAAAGTTTCAAGCTCTTTAAGAAATGGCAACAGTGTTGCTTTTAAATCTTTAAGTTTATCGGCAAATGGTATAGTTTTAAGTTCTGGACACTCACCAAACATAGCATACATATTTTTTACTTTTGAGGTATCTAATTTAGGAACTTCTTTAAGTGATGTACACTCATAGAACATACTGCCCATATAAGTTACTTTTGATGTATCAAATTGTGGAACTTTTATAAGTTCTGAACATTCAAAGAACATATATGACATTTCGGTTACCTTTGATGTATCTAATTTTGGAATTTCTTTAAGTACTGTACATTCGGCGAACATATATTCCATATCATTTACACTTGAGGTATCCAATTCTGGAACTTCTTTAAGTTTTGAGCATCCTTTGAACATCCTTAACATATTTGTTACTTTTGAAGTATCAAATTTTGGAACTTTTACGAGTCCTTCACATCCATTGAACATATTTGACATATCTGTTACTTTTGATGTATCAAATAGTGGAACTTCTTTGAGTCCTGTACATTCGGCGAACATATTTGACATATCTGTGATATGAGAATAATCAATATCTGTAAGGTCTTCATTGTTTAAAATTTTATTTCTGAGTTCTTTTTTAGTTATCATCAATTAGTCCTTGTACAATTTAATCATAGCTTGAATCTTCTTATCTTTAAAGCTAGATACATCCATAAGTAATTTTACTTTAATCTCATCTGGCATATTCACAAAGTCTTTAAGAAATGGCAAATTAGTTTTCTCCAAATCTTCAATTTTATCAGCAAATGGTATAGTTTCAAGTTCTGAACATCTACTGAACATATAATCCATATTTGTTACTTTTGATGTATCCAATTTTGGAACTTTTTTAAGTGATATACACACACTGAACATACTATACATAGATTCTACACTTGATGTATCAAATAGTGGAACTTCTTCAAGCAATGAACAGCCATTGAACATAAATGACATATTAGTCACTTTTGATGTATCTAATTCTGGTATAGATTTAAGAGAAGCGCATATACTAAACATACAATACATATCGGTTACGCTTGAAGTATCTAATTTTGGTATAGATTTAAGAGAATTACACCCATAGAACATATTACCCATATTTGTTACTTTTGAAGTATTCAATAGAGGAACTTTTTTAAGTCCTGAACAATCATAGAACATTTTTGACATATCAGTTACTTTTGATGTATCTAATTTTGGAACTTCTTTAAGTCCTGAACATCCATAGAACATTTGTGACATATCAGTTACTTTTGAGGTATTTAATTCTGGTACTTCTTTAAGTCCTGAACAGCTACTGAACATATAAGCCATGTTAGTTACACTTGATGTATCTAAAAGAGGAACTTCTTTAAGTGATTGACACCCACTGAACATATCTGACATATCCAATACTTTTGAAGTATTCAAGTGAGGAACTTCTTTAAGTCCTGAACACATACTGAACATCCCAGACATATCAGTGATATGTGAATAATCTATACCTGATATATCTTCATTCTTTAAAATTTTATCTCTGAGTTCTTTTTTAGTTATCATTTTTAGGCCTTATAAATACTTTAAACTATTTATAAAAAGGATGTACACATGGGAAATTTTAAGAAATTTCATGAAAAAAATAAAATTAACGAGCAAGGTCTTAAAGAATGCTTAATGACATTAGCTTATTTAGGAACTTTAGAAAATATTAATGAATCCGAGTTACAAAACCTCACAGAAGCGAGTATTTTAACAGGAATTGCTGATATGTTCGGAAAGGTTGAAGCTGGTATCGACAAAATTGGTATGAAACTACATAAAGGGAAGGGCATTCTTTCCTATATTGCAGATTTTAATGATGCAGCCAGCTTTTTAATTTTTGCAGCTATGAAGGGAGACAAAGAGGAAGTCTTAAGACTTGCAAAGACCTTTGATAAAGCAAAATTCATAGATTTCTTGTTAAAATTAGATATGGTATCAATGCATTTAATCACTGGTCCAATACACATGATTGACGCTATTACAGGTTGGGACCTCATGGCAAACCTAAAATCTCATGCTGTTAAAGCTGAAAATATTATTGACAGTATTGAAAAAGCAATTACAGAACTTAAATCAAAAATTAGTACACTTATGGACACTTCAATTGCTGACAAAGTTAATGCATTTTTTGACTCTATTTCTGATATGTTATTTTCTACACCAGAAGCAGTAAAGGCATAAAATGCAGAATGGTATTACTCAATGGCTAAAAACATTCTTAAGTAACATGTTCACAGAGATTGACAATGTTACCTGGGATTTAACAAAAGTGCTTGCAGGTTTTTCAATAAGTGTTGCCTTATGTTTGGCAATTTATTCGACTGTTATCAAAAAGGACACATTTAGTGCGTCAGATTTTGGACAGGGAATCGCAACGATGTTTGCAGGTTTGGGCGTTGCCCTTGGGTTTAAAAAGGACACTACTCCTAAAGAATAAATTTTTAAAAAGTTAAGTACAAATTTGTTATAATAGTACATCTAAATAAGAGAATAAAGACTATTTGGAATTTTAATTAACCTAGGAGAAAAAATGTCGAGAATAAATCCACCGGAGCTCAATCAATTGTTACAGGATATTGCAGATGGACTAGCGTCAGAAACACCAAGTATTCGTTTCGTAAATAAAGGAGCTTCAGAAAAACCTTCAGCATATCCACTTACTGATATTTGTCTAGATGAAGAAAGGGATTTTTTACATATTGAAATTGCTGCACCTGGATTTTCAAATGAAGATTTTGATATTTCTAT